GGCTCTGGCCCGATCGCCTGGATGCGCCACTTTTGGGGCGCCCCGACTCTGCGCGATCGCGTCGCGGCCACTAGTGCGCTTCTTCGGGAGCCCGCTTGGTCGTGCGTCAAAGCCGCTCGCGCGGGCTGCATGACTCTTCGCTGGATGGGTCTGTTGCTCTGCGCGCTTACGTGCGCCGTCAACTGGTTCACCGGTCTCTGCTACGAGAAGGTGTGCGAGACGGTGAAGTACGAAGGCTACGACGGAGTGTTTAAAATGTGGGAGCAGTTTTCAGTGCGCGCCGCTGTGCGCGCCTGGACTGACGACAAGCTTTCGGGCTACGTCGAAACTCTCTCAAGCGACAAGGACTGCTTCACGGTACCCGTTCAATGCGGCTACCTGAACCCGTTAGTGCTGATACTCGCGCTTGTCCTCGCGGTGCTTCCCATGGCCCGCGCCGACATGCCGCCGAGCCTCTCTGTGAGGTTCGTTGAGCATTGTGAGAACAATCGCTTCGAACTCTTTGACGACATCGGCCACCTAGACCGCGGCATTAAGCTCGGCAACTACGTGGTACCCGACGACTTTCCGCTACCTCCCATGCGCGAAGGCTGCAAGCTTAAGCTGAAGCAGCCTAAACCCCGCGAAACTGGAGCCAATGGACTGGTCGTTGGTCTGATCATCGGTGATCGTCTGCCTTCTGTGCCCGACCAATGCCAGCGGAATGCTGTCGTGGCCGCGCGCGATCGCTATCTGTTCAAGCGCCTGGAGCCTGAGCCAGGCTGTTCCGCAGAGCTCTGCGCCATCTATGACGACTACGTGAAGACTCGTGGGTCGCCTGCTGCGTCATTGGAGCTGCCGCACGCTAGTTTCTGGGACTGGGTCAATCGTGACACTGTCTCGCCTAGCCGCCGCGCTCGGTGGATCGCCGCTCGCAACGAGTTGTTTGACCATGGCCCCCCAACCACCTCCGAAATCGATGCGAATTCGTTCTTCGTGAAAGTGGAAATCTTGTCTAAGGCGAAACCATTCGCGCCTCGGCTGATCATCTCGTTCTCTGATTGGTATAATGTGACCTACGGGCCCGTCCACTACGCCGTGTCAAAGCGTATTGTGGAGCTGCATAACGTATCGACCCCGCTGTGGATCGTTTGTGGCACAACCAGCAAGGAACTTGGAGATTGGTACGATGGCGCGCAACTCGCCATGGAGCCGCACATCGCGGTGAGCGGCGACGACGTGTACATTACGCAGGTGTGGCACGGCCGTCGTCTGTTCATCGAGGTGGACGGTGTTAGACACGACGCTCACATTAACGAGGAGACGTTCAAGCTGAAGACGCATGCGTACCGTGGCATAAACATGACCCCGCGCCAAAGCCGCGTCATGGAAGACTTCTGGAGTAAGCAGGCAGTCATGACTGCTCGCTCAGCCTCTGGCGTGAAAATTGTCGCGCCGGGCCATCAGGTCCGGACCGGCAACCTGGACACTAGCATCGGCAACGGTGTAGTGTCTGGCACTCTAGCCATGCTGACGTCGAGGACGATCGCTGCACAGCCGCCGACCACCTCCTTCGGCGACCTGCAAGACTCAGTTGTACGCGAGTTATCTCGCTTCGGCTACAAGGCCGAAATCCACGTTACCACGTTTGCGGCCGAGACTACTTTCCTTTCTGGACTGTTCGTACCGTCCGATGTCGGCACGCGCTGGGCCCCAAAGCCTGGCCGCCTTATTGCTCGACTCGGGGTTCTGCTCCCAAGTGATCCCAGTGTGGCCAAGAAGCCCCTGGTGCAGGACCAAATGCTCGCAGGTTCGATTCGTTCGTTCCTCCCTTATCGGTGGGTCCCGTTTCTTGGCGTCGTCGTGCGGTGGTACGAGGCGCTGCTAAATGACGTGGACGCGACAAATTACAAACCCTGGAGACAGGTAGCAGC